CTCGGGGACCGCCAGGACGAGGTCGTCCGATGGAGGCCCTTCTTGATGAAGTCCTCATACGCGGGCGAGGCGGTGAACTGCTGGCCCATCGTCAACCGACGACCGCGTGCGGGCGCGAGCGGCGACGCGCCGTGCCCCTGCGTCAGTCCGTTGATGGTGTCGAGCATCGAGGCATCGCCCTTCGCCTTCGCGAGCTGCATCTTCGTGCCGTTCGCCTTCGCGATGAGGGCATCGACTTCCGCGCGCTCCTCCTCGGTGCGTTCACGGTTCTCGCTCTCGGCGGTGGCAGTGATGCTCGTGAACCGATCGCGAGCGGCGTTCTGTTCCTTCTGTAATTGAGCTTCGAGGACGGCAATGTTCATCGTCGTGTCTCCTGGGGCGGTCAGAGCGCCCATTCGAGGAAGGCCCGCTCGATGCCGGTCGACCACGATCGCTCCTGGCCCGTGGCTGCGCGTAGCTCCTGGGGCGTGGCGGTTGCGGTGAGTCCGAGCGTCGGCGCTGCGGTGAGTGCGCGTGCAAGCGTGTCGTCGAGGGAAGCGATGCGATCGACCATCCCGGCTGCGAGGGCATCCTCGGCGCTGAGCACCGCGCCTTCGCCATAACTCGCGCGCACGACGGTATCGGAGACGCCGCGCCCGAGCGCGATGTCACGGGTCATCGTGAGGTAGGTGCTATCGACTTCCTTTTGAATCCGAGCGCGGGCCGTCGCGCTGAGCGGTTCGGTCTCGTTGCCGTCGACCTTGTATTTGCCCGCCGAGAGGAACGTCACCTTAACGCCGAGTTCCTCCAGATACTTCGAGAGGTCCTCGTGAATCGAGAACACGCCGATGCTCCCGACCTGGGATCCTGGCGCGGCCACCACCTCGTTCGCCTGGGAGCCGACCCAATACGCCGCCGAGCACATCGCGAACTGCGCGACGGCGATCACCGGCTTGACCGTCTTCGCCCGGCGAATCTGCTCCGCGAACAAGGTCGCGCCCGCGCAGCTCCCGCCTGGGGAGTCGATGTCGAGGATGATGGTGCCGACCGCCGTGTTCGCCACGGCCTCGCGGAGGTCGGCGGTGACCCCTTCAAACGTCGTGCCGCCGCTGACGTCGCTCATCATGTTCATGCGCGGCGCGATGACCCCATGAATCGGAATCACCGCGACCCCGGTCGCACGCGGCGACGTGGCCGGTCCCCTCGGTGTGAAGTCGAGGGCGTGGTGTTCCTGCGCGGTGAGCCGACGCGCCAGGACGTTCGCGACCACCGAGAGCATCGGGCGCGTGAGGGCCCAGGGATGCTCGATGGCGAACGCCACGACGCGATCGAGACCGAGAGAGTCTGGACGGTTAGACATACAGGTGCGCTCCGCGTCCTTCGAAGGGATTCACCGCGCCATCGACGAGTCGTCGTAGCGTGTCCGTGTTGATGCGTTCGGCGAGGGCGTCGGCGTCGTCGTGATAGAGCGGGCGCAGATCGTCCGCGAACTCTTTATCCCAGCGCGAGAGATTGAACCCATGCACGCGGAGGTCGGGCGGGAGCTTCTCCAGGCGGGTCCACTGTCGCGCGAACGTGGCTTCGAGGACCGGGGTCAGCGTGGCCGCCGCCAGGGCGCGATCGCTGGGCACCGCCTCCCCTCCAGGCTTGGTCGGGGCCTGGGCACCGCCCGTGCCCTGATTCAGTGGGAACACGAGCGCGTCGGCCGTCGGGTCGTCTTGAATCGCCGGGAGATTGAGTCTCGCGCGCCCTTCGTTCGCGGTCATGATCGGACGCCCGACCAAGCGCTGCAGGGCGGTTGATTGTTCGTCGAAGGACCCGGTCAGCTTCTCCGCGATATTGAATTCGCCATAGACGCGATCGGTGTCGGCGCACTCGGGGAGGAGCTGCCGTTCAATCTCCTCGGTGATGTGTTCACAGTGCGGGCCGAGACAATCCTGATAGAGCTGCTTGTGTTGCTCGACGATGTTCGAGAACGTCGCGTGTTCGAGGATGCCGACCATCGGCAGCGGGATGTGATACATGCTCGCCACTTCCTCGCGAGCGAACTTCCGCGCTGACATGTATTCCGACTCGACCCACGATTGTGTGATGGACTTCCACTGCATCCCGTCTTCGAGGACGGCGGTCTGCCCTGGCTGATTCCCGAACCGCGTGACCCATTGCTCGCGCCAGGATTCCTTCTGGTCCTTGGTCCACTTCGGCGCGTTGAGCGGACGTTCGACGACGCCCTCCAGGCGGGCCGCGTTCCGCCAGTAGCCCTCGCGGAAGTCGATCGCGGCACTCTCCTCGTCGAGACGTTTGCGAAGCGTTTCCAGCGGGGAGAGCGGTTCGAGCGTCTCAGGGTCATACATGGCGAAATACACCACGTCGACCGGGGCGATCGATCGCACCGTGCCATCCGGGAGCGTCCAATAGAACACCGAGGGGAGGAGCCAGCCATCGACGGCGACGGTCGCCGGGAGGAGGCGCACGAGCCCGAGCGGTCCGCCCTGGCGCACCTTGAGCCAGTAGGCCCGGCCATAGATGCAGAGGTCCTGCATCATCGACTCGAACAAGCGATACCGGGTCGTGCTGGGATTCGGCTGCGACAACATCCGCGCCAGCTCGTGATCGACGAGGCGTTCCCGATCGGTATCGGAGATACGGCGGAAGATGTGGAACCCGAGCTGCGCCATGTTCCGCGCGAGGAAATCGACACACGTCCGCACGGCGGGCTGCGTGCGATAGATGGCGGCATAGCGATCGAGGTCGGAGAGCCAGGAGCCGCCCATCGGGGCCGAGGCGGGGCTCGTCATCGGTGACGCGATGAGCACCGGTGCACCGGGGTCGTAGGTTTGCAGTGTCCCGAAGCTACTAACGATCGGCATCAGGGCATGACTTGCATGAAGGCGAGGTTCGCGCGATGAATGACCACCTCCCCGTCCATCGGGAGCGGTGCCGTCCGCGCTTTGATGATCGAGACATCCCGGAGCACGAGCCATGCTCCGCGACTCCTCCAGAGCACGCCCTTGAACGCCGTCTCGTTATCGGAGACGAGCGTGACGAGGACGATGCGAAGGAGGCACGGTGGTCGCCACCATGCCAGTCGTGACCACGCGAGGAACTATCAGTCCTCGGATTCGTCGGTGTCGAGTTTCGGTATCAGAAGGCGGGCGCGATCGCGAATGACCTGGGGCACGGAGAGACCCTGGCGGCGGGCCTGGGCATAGAGTTCATCGTAACGACTGGCGGGCACGCGCACGTTGACGGACACCGAGGAGGAGTCCGCGTCGAGTGGCGGGCGTCCGTTCCGTCGCGCGTGGTGCATGGACTTCGGCATTATCGCACCGTCAGGCGACGACGAGGTCCGGGTCCTCGGCGGCGTAGTCGAGCAGGGCACTGCGGGTCGCCAGATTGAATCCGATCGCGGTCGCCATCAACGGGTCGATGCGCCCGCGACTCCGCTTCTTGAGCGGATAGATGTTGTCCTTCCCGTCGCGCTGGACGACCGCGTTCGCGAAGGACCACTCCATCAACGGGCACCCGCCCGCATCGACCTCGCCCGCCAGGACCGCGCCTTCGAGCATCTTGCAACCACTCGACATTCCGGCATACGTCTGCCGCACTTCGAGGACCTGTTCCTCCGCGAACCCGTCCTCCTTGACGAGCTGGTCGATGAGCTGGTCCGCGTGCCAGGGGTCGAACCCGATGCGTTGAATGTCGAACTCCGTGCGCGCCTGGAGGAGCACCGCGCGAATGACCTGATGATCGACGCGCGTGCCTGGGGTCGTGAGCAGATGCCCGCTCTCGACCCAGATCGGATACGGCGCACGGTCGCGATGCGCCCGGTCCTCCAGCGTCTCGGCGGGCGTCCAGACCCAGCGCAGGAGCCGCCACGTCTCGCGCACCTCGGTCGGTGGAAACACGAACACCATCGCCGTGAGGTCGAGCTTCGAGGAGAGGTCGAGGCCGACGAAGCACGACTCGTGCGCGAGGTCCTCGGCACTCCAGTCGTGATGTTGTCCGTGGCGCCAGCCCTCGATCGAGAGCCAGGGCGCGAGCGCCTGATTCCACAAGTTCAGATGCTTCTGCTTGAACGCCGCGCCCGCCTCCGGCATGAGCCGCGCCTTCGTCGCCTTCGCGTGGAGGTCCTCGGGATTCACCGAGACGCCGAAGTTTGGATTCGCCTTGCGCCAGGTGCCCTCGGACCACGGGTCATCATCGAGGTCCGCGTGTGTGATGAACGCGAAATACCGATCGTCGACCTCGGTCGTGCCTTCGAGAATCTGACAGGCGTAGTCGTGTTCGGTGCCGCAGGGGGAAATCGGGTCGACGCCCGCCGTGGTGATCTTGTGGACGTGCGGCTGCGTGCGGGACCCCGTCGAGGTTTCGAGCACGTCGATCATCCCGCGTGTCTTGATGGCGTGGAGTTCGTCGATGTTGATGAAGTGCGCGTTGAGCCCATCGAGCGAGTCTTCCTCGGCCCCGAGTGGCTCGAGTTTCGACACCGTGCTGACCTGATGAATGTTCGCGGTGAGCGCCTGGAGTCGGGAGCGGAGCGCACTGGAGACGACGAGCCGCTTGGCATCGCCCCAGACGATCTTCGCCTGCTCGCGTTTCGTTGCCGCGCAGTAGCCCTCGGCACCGGGTTCGCCGTCGAAGAAGGTCAGATAGAGCGCGAGGATCGCGCCTTCGAGGGACTTGCCGTTCTTCCGGGGAATCTCCGCGTAGCTCTGCACGAACCGGCGCAGGCCGGTCTCGTGATGGACCCAGCCGATGATCGAGCCCAGGCGGAACACCTGATGCGGTTGCAGCGCGATGTAGTGCCCCGCCCACTGCCGCCCCTTGTAATGCTTGAGCCGTCCCGCGAACCGCACGAACCGATCGACGCGGGTCAGGTCGAGGACCCAGGGGAACGTCGCGTCGGTGCCCTCGCGTCCGCGATCGCGTTCATGGCGCACACACGCGAGGCGGTGATATTTGCCAGCCGGGAGTGCCCCGCTGACGATGGCGCGAGCATACGCATCGAGCGGATGGCTCACATCAGAACCGCCACATGCCGCAGATTGCGATAGCGGCCCGCGTAGTCGAGACCGTAGCCCACGACGAATCGGTCCTCGATGGTGAACCCGACGAACTCGACCGGCACCGGCACCCGTCGCCGCGTCGGTTTGTCGAGGAGCGCCACGGTCGCCAGGGAGTGCGGGTTCCCTTGCTGGAGCCAGTCGCGCATCGCACTGAGTGTGAAGCCGGTATCGACGATGTCCTCGACGAGCACCACGTCCCGCCCCTCGATCGAGTGCGTGAGGTCCTTCAGGAGGCGCACGGCGTTCGAACTCGTCGTGCCGTTCCCGTAGCTGCTCACGGTGAGGAAGTCGATCGAGAGGTCGCCAGGGATGGCGCGCATCAGGTCCGCCAGGAACACGCACGCCCCGTTCAGGACGGCGACGAGATGGAGGTCCCCAGGATACGCGCGGCGCAGCTCCTCCCCGAGTGCCGCGACTCGCGTTTGAATCCGGGCTTCGGTGAGGAGGACGCCCGTCATTGCACCTTCGGGATGTGCACCGGGACCGGCCGATCGAATTCGGAGAAGGGGTCCTCGTCGGCGGTCGGGGTCTTCACGCGCGATCGACTCGATGGCGTGAGCCCGAGTTCCGGCCAGAGCTTCGCGCAGTTCGAGAACGCTTTCGTGGCGACCGGGAGATACGGGTTCTGAATCGGATAGCCCTTCGGGGTCATCACGATGAGACTCGTCGAGGCAATCTTCGCGATCGCCGTGAGGTAGCGACTCCACTCCAGGCAGAGCGCCAGGAGCGCCGCCCGGTCCGCATCCGTCACCTGTCGCCCCTGGCGCAGCATGGGCAGGAGGCGTGCCCATTCCTTCAGCGCCCGAGGGTCACTACTCAATTCGGGCGGCGGGGCATCATCGTCCGCGAGGCCGGGCGGTTGCGGTTCGCGCGTGTTCCGCTTCCGCTTCCCTGGATTCCCTTCGAGCTGATGTCGCCACGAGGGCAACGGCTTCCGTCCGCGCATCACGTCCTCGGGGCCTGGGCATCGAAGTCGAGGAACTCACGGCGGCACCGCGAGTCATCGAGGAACACACCACGGAGCGCCGAGGTCGTGGTCATCGCGCCCGCGATCTGCACGCCGCGCATCTCCATGCAGAGATGCCGTCCGTGCAACACCACGCCCACGCCCTTCGGTTCGAGCTTCTCCATCAAGTGTTTCGCGACCTGCTGCGTGAGACGTTCCTGATTCTGGAGTCCCCGCGCGAACGCCTGGACGACACGCGGCACCTTCGAGAGCCCGACGATGCGATCGCGCGGGATGTAGCCCACGGTCGCGGTCCCGAAGAACGGCAGGAGGTGATGCTCGCAGAGCGAGTAGAACGGAATCGACCCGATGACCACCATCTCGTCGGTCCCTTCGGCATCGAACGTGGTGAGCACCGGTGTCGCGACGGGCGCGAGGAACTCTCGATAGAACCGCGCGACCCTGGCGGGCGTGCGCTGGAGTCCCTCCCGATCGGTGTCGTGGCCAACCGCCTGGAGTAAGTCGCGGATGAGGTCGTCGAGCGCGATCGTCTCAGGCATGGGCCAACCGATACGTCGTCGGGTCCGGGAGGCCCGCCAGGGCAAACGCTTCCTGCCGTTCGACGCACGTGCCGCACGCGCCGCAGTGCTCGGCCTCGCCCTCGTAACACGAGTATGTCCGCTCGAATGGCACCGCGAGCTGTCCCCCTCGACGCACGATGTCGGCCTTCAACCACGCGATGAACGGGGTCAGGAGCGTGATGGGTCGCCAGTCCGCCAGGACGAACACGGGCGCAAGCGCTTCGGTGAATGCGGGGCGGCAGTCCGGATAAATCGCATGGTCGCCCGCGTGCGCGGCATACGCGATCGCGTCGGCCTTGCGACTGATGGCGAGCGCCCCGGCGAGCGCGAGCAGAATCATGTTTCGGTTCGGCACGACGGTTTGCTTCATCGTCTCGTCGGTGTAGTGGCCGTGCGGCACCGGCACGTCATCGCTCGTCTGCGAGCTGCCGCCGAGGAGTTCACGCGCGGTCCCGAGATGCGCGAGATGCCAGGGCACCCGGTAGTCCTTCGCGATGCTCTCGGCGGCGGCGAGTTCAAGGCGATGCCGTTGCCCGTAGTTCACCGAGAGCGCGAGGAGGTCGTGTCCCTTGTGGTGCAGGTCCGCGAGCAACACGGTCGAATCCAGTCCGCCTGAGAGCACGACGACGATCTTCATGCGAGTCCTCCCTCCGGGAGCGCGGCGATCTGTTCCATCTCGCGCTTCCATTTCACGCGGGCGAGTCGTTCCATATCGAGGAAGTGCTCGACCTCTCCCCGCAGATTTTGATAGCTGCCCTTCACCGACATCTGCCCGTAGCGTTCCCAATTCCCCCAGCGGCACGGCCCCGATTCCCAATTCGTCGCATCGACCGAGTGCCAGGGCAACGCGAGGAGATGGTCCTTGCTCCCGAACCCGAACCCGTGAATCGGCTTCGGCCACACACGCGCGAAGCACTGCTCCGCCCAGCGGAGCTTGTAAGCCTTCTTCAATCCGACGGCCCCGCCGAGGGCGATCTTCGGATACGTCTGTGCCATCTCCCGCAGCACGGATTCCGGTTCCCCGTGGTGGTAACAGGGAATCGCACGGAGGCCCGCCGCCCACATCGCCTCGCAGTTCCGCTGACTCGCGACGTGGTCCCTGATGACATCGAGCGCGTAAACCTCGACGAGGGTCGGGTCACTCGCGAGGAGCTGCTGGCACGTGGCGATGTAGTCCGCCAGGACGATCGGGCGTCCGAGGTGATGCGCGGAGAAGGCCCCGGAATCCATGACCCAGTCGCGGAACTGATACCGCGCCCGGTTCTTGAGGAAGGGTTCGAGGTAGACGAAGGACACGAGGAGTCCAGGCGCGTTCACGTCCTCGACCTGGGTCGCCCGCTCGAACCCGCTCGTGCCATTCCGTTCCGCTTGCCCGTTCGCCAGGGCCAGCCGCACGGTCGGCGCGTCGTTGATGTTCCGCTTCGCGACCCCGTTCGCGATCGCGAGACGGACGGTCGGGGCGTTCATGTTTCGCTGACTCCCCGCTCCCGCCACGGCGAGCCGCACAGTCGGGCCATTCATATATTCACATCTCGTCGTTCTCGCGTTTGTAGTGCCCGATGTGACGCCGGGGTCCGGGTCGCGAAGAACCCGAGCCGCACAGTCGGGGCACTCATTCGCCCTCCGCGAGCACGCGCGAACAGAGGCGCTCGATGGTGTCCGCATCGGAGAGGTCCGGTTCCCCGAGGACGGCCTTCACCGCCTGGAGCTGCGCGAACTGCTCCGGTGTCAGATGCACCGCGTGCCCATTCCCGTGGTCGTTCGGGAGTGCCCCGACCTGTGCCGGGTTCCACTCTGCCGCCAGGAGGTTCGAGAGTTCATGGTCCGCGAACCCGGTCAACCCGAGGAGCGTGAGGTCCGAGATGCCCTTCAGGGCTTCGGAGACACCCTGCCACTGCCACTCTGCCGCCCAGCGATTCGCGGCGAGGTTCGCCGCCGTCTCGATTTCCTCCGTCCAGCGCACTTCGCGATACGCGAATCGGTTGCCGTCCACGATGACGTAACCGTGCGCGACCGTGCCCTGTCGGTCCTCCGCCTGGGGCGTGGCCGTCACCTCGACCTTCGTCGCTTGCCGGAACACGGCGACCCGCTTGTGTCCGCCGACGAGATGGTCCGTCGTGAGGTTCCGCACGATGCCGCCCAGGTCCCCGAACCGATCGAGACTGCGCGTGAACGATTCGACCTGCTCCGGCTTCCAGTCCTCGCGCGGGTTCAGCGGGTTCGGTCGGAGGTCATCGAGCGAACGCGGTTCATTCGGCACCGGTGTCAGGACCCCGAGTCCGGTCTCGTCGTTCGATCGCTTTCGGGTCATCGGACTCTCCAGAGCTTGTGCTGCTGCACCGAGAGCCGCCAGACGGGATGCTCCAGGCACAGCGCGATACAGTGCGCGAGGTTCTCGACGTTCATCCGCTCACCATCGCAGTGCGGCGAGAGGCAGTAGCGTTGCGCCCGCAGCGCGGGCACCGGGATGTCCTGCCCGGTATGGCGCACATACTTCAGCTCGTCCACGTGGAACCCGTCCGCGCGGAGCGGGAAATGCCGCGCGAGAATGTGCTCGGCCACCTTCGGACTCACCGTGACCCAGTCGAGTCCAGGCGGCACCGGGCGCACACCACTCGTCTCGATTTGCTGCCGATAGCCCGCCGCGTGGAACCGTGCAATCAGCTCGGGCGTGAGCTGGTCGGTCGGTTCACCTCCGGTCCACACGACCCATCGGCAGTGCCCGCCACGGGTCGCGACGTCATCGAGGAGTTCGTCCTCGGTCGTCGGACGTCCACTCTCGAACTCCGTGTCGCACACGACGCCCGAGGTCGCGCAGGCGTGTTTCGCACTGCACCCACTGAAACGGACGAACACGCTCGGTTCGCCGGCGCGGAGGCCCTCACCCTGGAGGGAATAGAACAGCTCAGTCACGCGCAGGTTCATAACGGCACCGGGTCGTGCAGGTTTCCTCGATGGTGACGGCACTCAATCCTGGCAGACGCGGCGCGAGTTCGTCGAACACATACCGCGCCAGGGCTTCCGAGGTCGGATGCGGCAGGCCCGTCGTCTCGTTCAAGTCGTGATGGTCGAGCACCCGATCGACAAACGCGGTGAGGACCGCGCCGATGTCCCCGTAGTCGATGAGCATTTCAATCTTCGCGCCGGTCGTCTGGAGACGAGTGCCGCGCACCTCGACCTCCCCGACCCAGGAGTGCCCGTGCACACGACGGCACTTCCCGTCATGCTGCGGGAGATGGTGCGCGGCCTCGAACCTGAACCGCTTGGTCAACGTCCACATCGCGCCCTCCTCTCGCGGCGAGTTCGGTCGCGGTGAGCGTGAACGTCAGGACGTTGCTGTCCTGCCCCGCGAGCGTCCGCACGCTCACCGGAATCGGCATCGCGACGATGGCCGTGGCCATGTTGACGGCGGTCGTCAGCTCCGTCGCCGACACGAACGTCGTCGGTTCCGGTGACCCGTTCCAGAGGATCGACATGCCCGCACGGAATCCGGTGCCGTTGACGTGCAACGTGAAACTCGCTGCGCCGAGTGCCGCCGTTGATGGCGTGAGACTCGTCAGCACGGGCGGTGCCGGTTCTCCGGTGAACGCCGCGCCCTTCGTGACGCTCACGATGTTCGGGGCGTTCCCGATGGCCGACTGAATCGAGGAGGCGACGACGGTTCTCACCGCCCCGCTCGCGAGTGTGATGGTCCAGACGGAGAGGTTGTCGGTGATGGTGACGACGGGCGGCATGGTGGAACTCCCTTCGGTGAATCCGGGTGTAGTGCCCCAGGGGACCCGCGAGGCGGTGCCAGGGCGTGCGATCGGTGCTCAGGATGACCCGATATCCCCTCGATTCCTGGCGCGGTTTCTGCACCCGCCTGGAGGTCCCCTCGGGGTTCCGGTGTGCCACGAGGCCAGGACCCGCCTGGAGGCTCCTCGGGGTTCCCAGTCCCGGAGGCCGGGTGCCGCCCCGGTGTGCGCGTCCTTGGGCGTCCCTGGCGTGCCCTGGCACGTTTTTGGCGCCCTTGGGAGCCAATCCCCCCCTGTCGAATTTCGCGGGAGCACGCGCGACCCGCTTGGAGGGTTACTTAGGGCGTCCGCCTCCAGCGATTTTGCCCCCCCTACCATCCCCCCAGGGCGCGAGGAGTCTCCCCCGGTGCGAATCGACTCGCGGCATTATGCTCCGAGTCCGTCAATCTCGCGCGGTGTTCGCCGTCGATCGACTCGCGCGGACGCCGATACACTTCCCCCAGGTCGTTGACCGCAGGCGGGTTCCCCGCTTATGGCGAGTAGCTTCGACCGGGAGCAGACAGATTGATGGAGACCACACAAGCGGCACGGATTCGAGAACTCAACGACCAGTGTCGGACGGCACTCGGCATCGGCGCACGAGTCGTGCAGACCGAGGGCATCAATGCCCTTCCCTCGCGCACGCAATCGAAGATTCGAGAAGCGGTGGAGACGTTCAAGGCGTTCACGAAGGACAACGACCCGCACGGGGAACACGACTGCGCCATCATCGAGGTCGAGGGCGAGCGCGTGATCTGGAAGATCGACTACTACGACCCGACGTTCACGATGCACAGCGAGGATGCGGCAGACCCCTCCATCACGAGGCGGGTGCTGACCATCATGCTCGCGTCGGAATACTGAGATGAACGACTTCAGCGTTGAGCATCACGGGAGCATCGTGCTGATGACTCCACACACCGATGAGGCGCGGGCCTGGGTCACCGAACACCTTGCGCTCGAATCCTGGCAATGGGTCGGGAACGTGTCGTTCGCTGTCGAACCGCGACTCCTCGCGCTGCTCGTCGAGCGCATCGAGGGAGATGGTCTCACCGTTGCCCCATCGTGAACCCGATCGAGTAGAGTCTTACGACTCTCCGCTTTATCAATCGCACCATCGAAGGAGGCCACCTTGAATTCACGCATGGCGATCATCACGTATGTCGACGGCGGCGGAAGCCCCGACAACACGTTGCCCGGTGCTCCGGTCTATCCGTCGCAGGGACTGCCCGGCGCTCCGGTGTATCCGTCGCAGGGGCTCCCCGGATTGCCTCCGGGCGCGGCGCAGCTTCCCGTGTTCCCGTTCGACCCGACG